CCTGAAGAGATCCTATGGTCTGTTAAACATAGGTACCTTAGGGTGCCGAATGAACGACGCTCATGGGAACTGTATGTTAATCTCTAACTCATCAATTTTCATTGATGGGATAGACTTAATGTACCCAATCATAACGTTGGCTGCCCTCAGACACTCGTTTAATATGACGTCTCTATGACGCTCATAAAAGGCGGTATCTGAGAGAGGTATATCGACTTTACCAAACATCTTTTTGAACGCGATAGGGTCTTCCCCTATCATGTACACGGAGATGTCGGTATTAAGGCCAAGGAAAGTTTCCTCAGCCCGTCCATATATCTGCAAGAAAGGCACAGCTTCAATAAAATCGAAGCACCTCGCTTGATCAGCCTCACTCTCTAAGGATGTGATTGCCATAACCATCTCCGTGGCGAGTTCGCCAAGGGGTTGATTACCGGTCACTACTCTTTCTTTACTCTTAAGGAAAGTGTCATGAAGAGTTAGAAGGGCTAGGTAATTACCATATAAACGGTAATCCCAGTCATCTATCTCATCATAACGCTTTCCGGTTCATAGAGCTACGTAATCTTTAATAGCATTACCTAGGACTCTTTTACCTTTTAAGAATAAGTAAAGAGATACTACTAAGGATATCTTAGGAGCCAAAGAGTCGTAATGACGCTTTGATCAACCTTTGACATCCATAAAGTAGGTCCTTAGTGAAGTACTAATATCGGCCTTCCAATCTTTAGTCAATATCTCAGAGACGATAATCTGAAGACATGTAAATGTCTCAGATCTTCGATCAAAGAGAGCAGATAAAGGGAAAGGTGAGACATTCTCACGATGTAGACGAATTTGCTTAGCAAATTCGAACCCATGTTGCGAAACATGAGTTTTAGCTACAGAGTAAGAAATATCTCATTCAATGAGTAGCTCCTTATAAGCCTTGGCAACGTCATCGTTAGCAATAACGATATCATCACCAAGGAGCATATAAGGACATCTCTTCCAATTACGGTTAGCCTTTTTACAGGCTTTCCATATGAAGAAGTGATGGCACACT